TATCTTTACATAAACAGCCTCTACTTCCACCTTTAGGACTTGTTCTACTTGGTATATAAGTTTTTTTTTTCATTTATTCAAATATTCCACCAAACTGATCTATTTCATTATAGTTATTTACTTTATAAAGTTGATCGTAGAGTTTATCTATTTCATTATATCCTTTTATTTCATTAGGTTTTACTCCTAGTTCTTTTGCTGATTTATCAGCTTTAGTTAAAATTCCATCTGATTGATTTCTTAATTGAAGTCCTTTTTTTTCATTAGAATTAGTTTCTGAAATTAATTTTCTTATCATTTTTTTATGTGATTTTACTGCTTGAACTATTTTTGCTCCTTCTTTATTAAAACTTTTAACTTTTGTAGATAATTTATTTGCTTCAGTAAAATTTTTGTCCATCCCAGATTTAAGTTTTTGTAAATCACTTACTATTGACAATTCTACTTTTTTTAATTCAGTTTTATCTTCTGAAAACTTATTTAATATGTTTGTTATTTGTGTGTATGCTTTCATAGTTATTTTAAAACTTTTGTTAATGTTTTTCTTTGTTGCTCATAAGCACTAATAGCTTTTCTTATTTCTTTTATTTCAGGAATATCAACTCCTAAATCAACTGCTTTTTTAGCCACATCATTTGATATTTTTATAGCTACCCTGTTTACTGCATCTAATCTGTTTAATTCTCTTTTACCTTTAGAAATAGCTTCTCTAGCATCAGTTGCATATTGCATTAAATCATCTCTACCTTTGTCTAATTCTCTTTCGTATGCTTTTAAATCATTTATAGCATTTAACTCTACTTTTTCTAATTCTACTTTTTCTACGGAGAGTTTATTGAGAATCTTATTTATTTGGTTTGGTGTTATCATAGTTTTAATTTATTTATGCGTACATTTTTCCTTTTATAGCACTTTTTAAACTTGCTATTTGTTTTTCATAATAATTTGCATTAACATCTACCCCTAATTCTTTACCTGCTTTTTTTAATTTATCTACTTTTTTTTCAAAACCTTTAGCTTTATTTAATATTTGTTTTTCTCCTTTATCTCTTTTTTGTCCTAAAATTTCTGCTTTTCTTAACTTTTCAATATATTCTTGGTGTAATTTACTTAAAGACTTATACTCTGATACTAAAGATTTCAATTCATTGTTTATATCATCTACTAAAGCAAGTTCTACTTTTTCTAACTCTACTTTTTCTCCTTTAACAATATCTTTGATCTGACTAAGTATTAAATCAGCTTTTTGTTCTGACATATCTACTTTAGGTTTTTGCATCTTATCAGCAAAGTATCCTTCAATAGAAAATCCTTTTACCTTTCCAGTCTTAACATAGTCATTCCAGACTTCATCGTTATTGACTTTTAAAGTTCCCATCCAAGTTCCAACTGGTACATTCAAACCATACTTTCTGGACTTGTCGTGAACATCATCTTCTACGATCCAACTCTCTACTAAAGTAAGTCCACTTAACTCGTGACTATGTTCTAAAGTTGAATTATTTTGATTGCCATTTTTTAAATATAACTGACTAGCTTTTAATACAGTTTCTTTAGAGAAATAAATATAATATTCTTCTTTTCCATTCGTTCTGAATATTGGTCTATTCGGAATAAGTAAAGCTCCCATTAATATCTTTTTCTCTTTATTAACTTCTGCAAGTTTTACCTCATCAGACTTTAACGCCAAGAAATTTTCTTCCATTGCTGGATTTTCCACTATTGAAATTGCATCTATGCCCATCATATGCTGAGCTTCATCTAAAATGAGTTCAATAATCTTCATAACACTATAACGTTTTTAATTTTAAATTTTGTATTTACCCTATAGAAGCACCATCTACAATATTCCTTTCAAGACTTTGAGCAGTCGTTATATCATTGCTTACTACATACGCCTGAATAGGTTGTTGTACCTGATCTCCTATTGCTGTAGCTAACTGATTCATACCTGTTGAAGCTACTGTATCAATGTCAGGAGGAGCAGGAGGAGGAGCAGGTGCAGCAATAGCTATGTCTCCACCTCCACCACCTTTAGCAAAACTTGGAGCTGGTGGTGGTTTTGTCTTTAAAATATTTTTAATATTCACAAATCCAGCAGCGATAACTGCTGCCATCTGTATAAAGTTATAAGGAGGAGGAGCTGACGATAAAGCTAAATTTGCTGCTGAATAAGTATCCATTATAGCTTGAGCAACAGCAAGACCTTTTCCAAATTTAGAATTTTCTCCTGCAATAGAAGCTAACGAACTTAAAGTACCCATAACAGCAGCCATCTTTAATTTCTGTAAGTCTTTAGTTATTTTCTTTTCTTGTCGAGCAGATTCTTCTTTAAATGCTAATAACTGATTATCAGCATCTACCCAAGACTGAGTTCCTTTTTTATATAAGTCTCTTTGATCTGTAAATCTTTTTTCTTCAGCTATATTTACTGTTTCTAAATCATCTAATCTTTTTTGTAATTTTCTAGCTTCTCCTTCTTCCATCTCTACTTCAAAATCTCTTTGAGCTTGTTCTCTTTCTGCTTCAGCATCAGAAATTGAAATACCAAGTTCTAATTTTTCTCTGTCTAAAGCTAAATCATTTGCCTTTTGCTCTGATCTGAACCCAGCAATTTGAGCCGATACTGCTGCTACCTCATTTTTAGCTTCTTCTAAGGCAATCTCATTTTCTAAATTTTGGTTTTTATCAAATTGAACTTGAGCTGCTGCTAAAATAGCATTGACATTTGCTTTCATCTTTTTTTCCTGTTCATCTAAAACAGCATTTAAATCATTATTAGCTTTTATTCTTTCTGTTATAGTATTCCTTTCTTCGTCTCTTACCTGTCTTAATTTTTCTGCCTGTAAGTCGTATTTTTCTATTAAGCCTTGATTTTTTACTGCTGCAATGGCTGCTGTTTTTGCTAACTCTACGTTTTGTGATGCTGCTGCTATAGTACCTTTCACATACTCTGAAATAGATCCTGTTACTTTAGTAACTGCTTCTACCATTTCATCAAATGAATCATCTACTCCTGTTACAACATCTGCTAATCCTTTACCTGCTTTTTTAGCATCCTCCATTGCTCCAGCCCAATCTCTTTCAAATAATTTTTTAATTGCACTACCTAAAAATCCTAAAACTTCTAACGCTTGATTAAATCTATCTATAATTCCCTGTTTAATACTTAGCGAAAATTCTGCCATTGTTTTTTGAGGATCTTTAAATATAGATTTAAAATATCCTATTACCGTTCCGACATTTCGATCTAAGAAATTAAATAAATCATTAAAAGCTAAAGACAATACCTCAAAGGTCTTATTAAAAAAGTCTGCTACCTTTTGGTTTTCATTAAAGACTTCTGCTAGTTTTGCAAAAGCCGCTATAGCTAAACCTATTCCAGCAGCTTTCATTGCAGTTCCTATTTTCTTAACTCCTCCAGCAGTTTTTTTTGAAGCCTTCTCAACACCTTTTAATCCTTTTGCTGTATTCTTATTTCCTTTGGCAACTTCTTTATTAAGTTTTTTTACCTCGTTCTGTAAGGCTGATAATTCCTTTATTGCCTTATCAGTTTTAGCTTCTAATTCTACTTGGATTGTTTTAGCCATCTGTATTCGTTTTTAAGTTGTTTAAATCCTTCTTTAAAAGTTTCAGGAATTTTATATTTTCCCTGAGCTATTTTTATATTTTCTGTTTCGCCTTCAGCGTGATCTAATAATTCTAATAAATATTTTATCATACTATGTTTAATAATTCCAAACTACTTTCTCCTGTAGTTAAATTTGTTGTCATACTATTTATTCTATATGTATAATTATTTAACGAGATTTTATCATTTAATTTTAAATCATAAATGATTTTTAAAGGTAAGTATGCTGTAACCTTAGTTAAACGTCTTTTGTTATTAAAAATATTTTCAATATAACTCTGGTAATAATCTGCAAAAAGAGTTCCTGTAAAAGCTGTATCCTCTGTGTATTCGTTAAATTCTAATTGAAAATTTATGTTTTGTGTGCTGGTTGCAGAAGCTATTGCCTGACTGTTGGAAGCTATCACATAATTAGAAATAGCAGCATTTGTATTTGTAGCTGATTTAATTAAAATTGTTGTACCACTAACTATTCTAATAGGATAAAAAATTAAAGGACTTCCATAATAAGAATCTTTATTGTCATCTACAAACCAACCCCATTGTACATCAGTAGAGTTTGAATTTTCATCATAAAGTCTTTCATATTGCAAATGTTCAAAAGGAACTTGAAGGCTGTATGTTTTTTCAGGAGCATCATAAATTGCATCATCTAACGTATAACTTAAAGTACCCCATCCTGAATTTTCTAATTGATTATACTGTTGTGCTAAATAAGTTCCTAATCCCTGATATGAAAACGTTACTTCTCTAAAAGGCAAAGCAATATCTACTGTACCTTTTTTAACATCTACATAATCATCAATAGTCCATACTACAGAAGAAGCTGCATAATAAGAATCTAAAGTTTGAACCACTATAGTTCCAACCTCATTGACATAGGCAGTTAAATTAAAAGTCTTAAACAGACCTGCAAGAAAATCTATAATTTTCATTTTAGGTATTTGTTCAGTTATCACAAATTGAAAAGTTGTAGAAGTTGCTGTATCATATTTACTTAACCAATTATCTGTCCAAACTGATCCGTCATATCCTTCAATATCCCATTCAATATCTCCAGCATCAAAAAAAGAACCAGACGTAGTTTCAGAAGCTATTGAAACAGTATAATTCCCAGCTCCCAATAATCCTAAATGAGCATCTGTTAAAGTAATGTTTCCTGTTAAGTCAGCACTTTGATAAAATAAACTTCCATTTCTAAATACTCTTATTCTGTAAACATCTCCAATATTTGTAGTTGAAGGTTTAAATTTTAATTCATTTGATGATATATAATTAGGATAAGTTACCACAGGACTTAAAATAATTATTGCACCATTTACCTCAATTAATGTTGGACTGGTTGTATCTTCAAAATTACTTACCTGATGATAAGTTAAATCCACTTGTTGAGCTGGTTCAACACTTCCCTTTTTTCTGTGTAGCCAAAGAAACAAACCATAAAAATCCTGATTGGTAACATCATTAAAAAAGTCATCTGAAAACGTAAGTGAATATTTTGATTCTATAGCTTCAATTATTTCATAAAGTCTATGAGCATATTTAAGGTCTGACCACCAAACCCCATTAGCACTTGATGTTCCTGCATTATATAAATTACCTTCTCCAGTTGTAGCTGTATTATAATAGAGCTGTCTGGTATGAGTTATCAAAGGTGCTAAAATAACCGAAGTTGCAGGATTGCCATTATATAATCCTGAAGTTACAGCAGTATAATCATAATTAAGGTTTCTATCATTTAAAGAACTTAAAGATGAAAGCTGGTCATCTCCTAAAATATCTTTAAGACTTACAGTTTTTCCAAAGAATGTAATCTTGTAAGCATAGGCTTTATCTTTTTTCATCTCAACTCCTTCAAGTTTCATATACCCAGATTTAAAAGGAATATTATTTAATTCAATAGAAGCACTTACTTTATTACGAGCATCAAATCCTCCACTAATATCAAAGTTATAATAATGTTTAAAAATTTTATTGTTGCTCTTTGAAGCTGGTATTGTAAAGGATTGAGTGAACTCTGTAAATATCTTTGATAGGTCTTTGACGTTTTGAATGGATTGTACCATTGAAACAGATTCATCTTTGAATAAATCTATTCTAGTACCATCAATATATACTTGTAATTTTTGCATTATCGAACATTATTTATGGTATCAAATGCTTCTTCAAATTCCATTTTATATTCTATCAGTCTATCGTTAAGCTGTGTTTTATAACTCATTGTACTTGTCTTTACCTGAACTGATACTGGACAAGTATCTTTATATATCCAAACATATTCTGATAACATCAACTGTTCAAAATAAGTGTTTGCCCATTCAGGATAATACCCAGAGCTTAAGCTATAACTTTTTTTACCATTTTTTGAAAACGTAGTTATAGGATGTGGAAAAGTATCGTATGAACCATACTTAGGTCTGAAATAACTTGGTGTCTCTGCACTTATATCTATGGTATTTCTTTGATAGGTTTCTTTATTAGTATTTAATACCTCCACTTCTTTAGTAAAAAAATATAATTCTTGTATAGCTCCAAATTTATTTACAAACCATATTCTTGACGGAGTATATTTAGAACAATCTACCCTAGTAATGGTACAAGTAGAACTGCGAAATGTTTTTGTTGTATCTGATGATAAAAATGCAACACTACCTTTTTCTTCAGCAGACGCATCTAAACCAACAATCCATCCAGCAGTATCTTCTGGCATAAATATCTGATAAGCACTACTAGGATTTTTAGATAATAAAAAAGCATTAGTTGCTCCTTCAGGAATCTCAAAATTTGCTCCTTCCATATAATCTCCATAACCTTCAAACCCATCATAGACAACAGTATCTGTATCTGCACCATCATATTGAACAATACTACCTGTAGCATTAACACCATCATAAAAAGTAATTGCTCTTGAGATGTCTACTTTTGATAAATTGCCATAAGGAAATCCACCTACTTCCCACATCAAAGGTTCAATGTAATCCCTGCATAATTCTGCTATCTCAAAAGTTACAGTTTCTGTTGCTGTACAATCTTTAATAATTGTATATCGTAACGTGGCATCTATCGTAAGTTCCATCTTAGCAGATATAGCTGTAGCTGGTGTTATTAATGACTCAAATCTTGGACTTCTTAAAGGTATTATTGCCATCTCTTATTTTTTAGTTCCTAATATTATTCCGTTTTCAATATCTAAAGCAAAGGCATCTAAAAACTTATCTGTAAATCTTTGTAATCCTTTATTGAAAGGTTTTGTAAAAAACAAACTAGGTTTTAATCCTCTATTATATATGTTTCTAGCAATTACATAACCCATACTTTTATATCCTCCTTTTGCAAACTTACCTGTTTTGCCTTGTCTAAATCTTACATTTTTAGCTTGTGCAAATACTCCCATCTTCTTTACAAACTTTTTAAATGTACCTCTTTTGCTCCCTGAGCCAAATTTAAATGGAGAATTTGGAGCTTGTTGTCCTCTGATTTTTGAATTAGGAGATACTTTACTAGGGTTTTTTCCTTTAACACCCTGATCCACAAACTCTCCATAATCTTCCATTAAGAAATCTACAAGTATCATACCTTTTTCTATATCTATATCAGCACTTAATGATTTATAAAGCTGTCCATCATTTTTACCAAGTCTTTTAAGTCTGCTCCTTGCTTGTTGAATCACATATTCAGAAAATCTTTCAAGTTCTTTTTCTAATTCTTTAAAATTCATTAGCAAATAGTTATATCGTTATAAATTATAATCTCCATAGTACAGCTCCATCCAGCAAGTTCATTTTCAAATCTATCGTAAAATGGTTCACAGCTAGGACTACCATCTAACTGGTAAGGATTATCTGGACTAAGCGTTGAAACTCCAGTATATAAATTGCCTCTGCCTAAAACTTGAATAAGTTTATTTATAACTCCTAACTGAGTATTAAGAATATTCTGTTCGTTATTATCTTTTTTAAACCTTTCTTTTGTTTGTTCTTTTGATCTGTTTACAATATCCATAGTTAAGACCGTTATGTTAAATCGTAATACCTGTGCTTCTATAGTTACGCTATTTATAAGGATATGAGCTAAAGGAAATATGTCTTGTTTACCTAAGTTTATTTCTGAGATGTCTCCAGTAGTAACTGTCTTAATATTTATATCTTCTAAAAGTTGATCTTTAATTATTTGTGTAATCTGATAAAATCCTCTTATTCCCTGATTAGCCATTTACTTTTCTTTTTATTTTTTTATTTTCTATTTCTTGTTTGTCTTTCATAAAGGCTAACATTGTCAAACATTGATGCAACTCTAAGTGAGTGATATTTTCATATCTTGTAATGTCTCCTTTAGCGAGTGCATAAATTGATTGATACCATCCCCATTTCCTTGAGAAGTTAGATATGCTGTCAAGGCTTCCTTCTCCTCTTTTTGTAAAGAGTTCGTCATAGCTTTCGACAAGTCCATCCCTAAATGAAAGAAAAAAAAAATTGATCCCATTACAGCAGCCAAAGGCATCTCTAAGAGATTATCTTTATTTTCTAAATTGTAATCTTCAATCAAATATTTATGCCCTAACTTTTGTTTAATCGGTCTAAAGAGTACGTTCATTGCGAGGTGCATATTTTTCCAGTCTGCAATATTAGTATCCAAATCTATATACTCTCCAAAAGAGATACTATGAAGATCAGACACAAAACCATACTCAATTCCATTTAAATTAAATCTTTTTATTAATGGAGTTTTTTTATCAAACATCTCATTAATAATATTTCCAATTTTTTCAGCATCAGTCAGTTTCATTTTTCTAACTATCTGCTCATTAACATTACAGAATATCTCTATAAGTTTACATTGAAGAAAATAAACATCATCGTTTTCTTCTTTCGCTTTTAAAAATTCCTGATATTGATATAAGGTTATTTCACTTAGATCACTAGGAACATTCACTTTAGCTTTCATAATTATATAACGTATTTAATTAAACATTTTTTTTAACATAAAAAAAGCAGACAAAACAAACATTAACCACTAAGTTAAATGTCTGTCTGTCTACCCTATTCCAAACTAAACTACTATTTGTAATTTCTTTTATCTGTCTCTTGATACCTCACAAGAAGAACAACAAAATCCTTCCCATTCAATAGATTTCCCACACTCCTCACACTCATAATAAGATTGCATATGTGGATTCATAAAATCATCCCAGCTCATAATTTCTCTTTTAATTTTTCTATATACATAATTACATCTGTAAACGTCATAGATAATTCTTGTAATTCTGAATTATCAGGTCTTAAATCATTCCACTTCTCTAAAATTTTTAAAATCTTAGATACGTTTTTATGGTAATGTAATTCTTTTAAAGTTTTTAAAGGATCATCCATTATACAAATATAATTAAAGCCAACCAAGTTAATCCAAAAAGGATAACCAAGTAAACTAATTCTGTTAATCTATTTATTACATTATTCATAATTCTTCATTATTAAATTGTAAATTATATATATAAGTTTCACAGCTTCCTTTGTATTTAAATACTTTTAAAATTGTGTCTTTAAATGGCTTATCAATTTCCCAAACTTGCTTAACAACATTAAAAGTGTCGTCATTGTTACGTTCAATAAAGTAATAAATTTCTTTCTTCATTTTAGTTTGGTTTTTGTTAATCATATTACAATATACAACTAATATCTCTTATTAACAAATAATTTAATAACTATATTTTAAGAAATGTAGTATATGCCTCTGGAAGGGTTTTGAAGTTGATATGAAATACTGTACCGAGTTGCATCAAGGAGATGATTGAACTTATCTATCGGAGTATTGGATTTTCTTTCCAGCCAAGAATAGTTGTTTAATTCCTTTATAAGATTAATACTCTGAGGATCAATAATTAAATCAAAGTCCTGTAATAAACTTATACCATACGTTACGCTTCCCTGTCCTTTAATACTTGGTATAATATTACAATGAGCTTTCATCTCGGATATTAAACGTGGTTCTGCTGAATCTGCTACAATTAAAGAATCTCCTGCAAACTCTTTATTGAGAGTTATTAATTCACTAGTTGTAAGTCTCGGTTTATAGAAACATTCTTTTAGATATATCTTTTTATTCGATTTATCAATGCTGGTTTGAACGAGACAACTGGGATCTGAACTCCATCCAAAATCTTCTCCAAATATACTTATACCTACTTCTTTAAATTCTCCTATATCCCAATTAGTGAATATAACTCCTTCAGCTTTTTCTAGCCATCCTCCAAGCATTTGATGTTTGTATTTTTGAGGTCGTCTTTTCTTTATGTTTTCTATTTGAGATAAATAGCTCTCTGATAGGTTTTCTTTATTGTCTATATAAGTAGTATGAATGTAGGTCGTGTTTCCTTTAGTTATATTAGAACCTGTTTGTACTCCTTTATCTTCAAAGTATCTTCTGTATATCCAATGCTCTTTAGATGCAGGATTTAAAATGAGTATTACTCTATTGGTAGCACCCTGCTGTCTAACACTTAAATCAATCTTGTCAAAAGTATCTTCTGAAGTGAGTTCTTCTGCCTCATCCAATATAAAGGTTGTAACGCCTTGTAAGGATTTGAGATTAGCTGTTTGATCTCCAGATGAGGTCTTGATACCTTTAAAGATTATCTTGCTTCCAGAACGCTTATTTTTGATTTCGTCTTTTGTTATATAGAAGTCATCAAATATATCTAGCAGTTCTAGCTTGTCAATAAACTCTGGAATAATGGAAACGTAAGCAGATGCAAGAGTGTATCTGGTAAACAGAATGGTATGCCCTTTCTCGTAAGTAAGCAACACCAACAATAAGTTAATTGAAAAAGATTTACCTGATCCCCTCCCTCCTGTTATAATAAAGTATCTTGATTTTTCATTTGAAATAGGAGAATACTTTTTATTTATCGCAATCATTTAAACTTAATCAGGTCTTTGAAGTTTATATTAAAACCCTCACTAGAATTTATATCTACGGATTCTTTAGGTTTACCGTAACGATAACCAAAGTATAAATTTAAAGCTCTGCCATCTCCCTTCATTATAAGCTCTCCTAGCTTCTTAATTACATCTTCATTGTTAATTAAATTATCTAGTTTTTCTATGAGCTTGTTTTCATCTACTTTAGATGGTCGCCCTGATCCAGCTCTAACTCCTCCGTTTTTTTTTCTTCCATCCATAACCTTTTAAATTAAATAATTTTTTAAAACTTATTTTTATAGTTTTCTTAATAAATCGTTTAAATGTTTTTGTCGTATATACAAACATTAATTGAAAAAAGATTGATTAATCAATTATATAACGTAAGTTAAGAAATTATTTTGGTATGGTCTAATATATGTTTAAAGGTCTGTGTAGCCATTTTTAGTCTTTCTTTCTCATTTTTAAATTCTAAAGGCAATTTTAACAACATCCATTTAGGTTTTAATAAACGATTTAAATAAGCCTTAAAATATAAATACATTATTTGTCTCTTTCTTTAAACAAAGCCAATCCCAGATAGGCATAATTTAGAACATCAGCAAACCTGCTTTCTATGCTTTCAGCTCTATTAATATTACAATTATTAATGTGTGCATTGATTGAAGAAATTTGTTTCTCCATAAAAATACCCCAGACTTTAAGTGCTGAGATGTTTAATCTTTCTCCTGTGGTTTTAAAATTATACAAAACATCTTCATCATTATTTGTGTATTCTGGTTGCTTTAAATCCATTGTAGATTTAGCAATTTTATCTAATTCGTGTATTAATAATTTAAATTCTTCTTGTCTCATATGTCTATTTTTGTCTCTCTTTTTGAGGGATTAGTTTATCTATTTTTTCTTCTAGGTTTTTACATTTATTTTCTAAGTAGTGAATCCTATCAATTTCATCTACTGACAATCCACTCTTAAAAGAAAACAGTTTCTCTATTTCTCCTAATCTTTTATTAGTCTGTTTATATAGATTATAAAGTTTTTTACTGTGTATAACTGTTGCGTGGTTTACTGGCTTACCTTGAGACTTTAAAAATAGTGCTATGTTAGTCCATCTCATTCCAAGTTTTTGTCTAAGTAAATAACAAAGTAAAGACCTCATTTCCACTACTGGTCTTTTTCTTGTGTTCTCAAATATATTAATACCAGATAGTTTTTTGATTTTATTTGCTATCTGTATAGGTTTCAAGTTCATACTGTTCTAAGTTTTAAAAGGTTATAACATTCTATGTATTTTTCTCTTGCTTTACTTTTGTATTTTTCTTTAAATAACTGAAACATTTTTT